GCGCTCAAACGCATTAACCCTGGTAATCTAGGAAGTGACTTCTTGAATTACATCTATGGCTGGATGCCTTTTATCCACGACTTGCAAAAGTATGTTCGTTTGCAAGCAAAGTTGGAAGCGATCGTGAAGAACGCTCGCGACAACAATGGAAAGTGGGTTTATAGGCATGGTAACGTGGACAAGCCTACGGATGAGGTTACTGTGAGGGAACTGGGCAATAGAATTGGCCCAGTCCTTAACACATACTTCTACCCCAATGGCCAGCTATCTTCATGCCGACGTACCATCCGTCGTACTGATCGGGTGTGGTTTAAGGGTCGGTTCAAGTACTGGATACCAGACCTCAAGACCGATAAGGCCGAGAGTATCTGGACTTCCGCACTTCTCAGGAAGCTTTATGGCTTCGAACTTACCCCTGCGTTGGTATGGGAGCTAATTCCATGGAGTTGGTTCCAGGACTGGTTCATGAATTACGGTGATATCATAGAAAACCTGAGTAATCAGGCCTATGATAATCTAGTGGCGAAGTATGCCTATGTCATGAGACACAGGTATATCGATGTCCTAGATAACCAGGTTCAGATCTTCCAAACGAACGACTCTAACCCGTCTGTCTCTTGCAACGCTCATTGGTTGCTTGAGTCTAAAGAACGGGCGGGCGCCTCCCAGTGGGGCTTTGGCTGCGATAGTGGTGATTTTACCACTCGCCAGTGGATGATAATGACCGCTTTGGGCCTTCAAGCCCTCGGCCGTTATCATTAAGACCGGGCTTTCCCGGAAACCCCGTAACTTTGTTCATAGGAGACATTCCCCATGTTCGCTGATCCCCTCGTAGTAGGCATTTCTGCACAAGCTTCGTTGAATAGAGTCTCAGTTGGAGACTCCAGTTCGACGTTTCTTTCTTCGGACGAGACTCTGAGTGCGAAAATTTCGCACCAGTTGACGAAAGGTCGCCGGCGCCGTATGATTCGGCTCGATCAGACCAAAATTGCTGCAGACCCCTTAACCGCGCTCAATGCGTCGGTGAAAGCTGGGGTCTACATCGTCATTGATGAGCCCTCTTTCGGTTTTTCCGATCAGGATCTCATCGATCTCGTTACAATGCTCATGGAAACGTTGAAAGGGGCCTCTTTGGCCGCTGCCAACCTGACCGTGGATTGTACTGACGCCAATCTTCAGAAATTGTTGAATGGCGAAAGCTGATGAAGACGTATCGCTACCCAACTATATGTTACTCGGGTTTTATTGAAGCCTCTATGGCTTACCGAGCTTTTGGTTACCACATCACATGGAATTACTTTGTGATGTTAAGGAACCAGGGACTAAGTCTAGCCGACATAATTGAGTTAGCTAGACTTAGAGCGATACGGTGATTTACTACTGGTTCTTCGCATTAACATGCGGAGAGCGAGCGAGGGAGTCTTAAGCGCTTCAGCGAACGGAAACGCTCGGTGGGGCGCCGACATGGCTGGATTGCCGACCTCCAGTAGGAGGAAGCATGAAAAGCCACGTAAGCGAATTGTACTCCTTGTTCGAGCACATTTATTATGATGTGTTCGATTTTTGCTCGGCCGAACTTTGCGACGCAGAACGCGACCTTGAAACTTTAAGGAAGCGTCTGCGGCACGAGGGGCTATCAGTTTTTACTTTAGCCCTACCATCTTTTGGCTCAGACTTCGAAGAAGCTCTAGAGTTGGGGATGGTTACCTCTAAGTCTTTCCCAGGATGGCGAAAGACTCGGTGTCTCCCTTCGTTTTTGAGGGGTTTTACCAGGCTCGTGTTTGACGTTAATACAGGAGGAATACTGGATGAGCCAGCTGTTCAAGCTATTGAAGGCGTACGGCAAATTTGCCACGTTTTCAAGAAGCTCAAAGTGTCATGCGCCCCCGACAGGGAGGCGAAGGCATTGGCAGATTACATCCAGATTGAAGCTGACCTGCGAGGAACCGAGCTTAATAGAGATGATGAGACTTTTCGTCAAATTTGTCATCTACTATGGGGCAATATGTTTAGCGGGCGGTATTCTGCTCGCGAACTCACCCCTAAGCACGGTCCTGGACAAACTGCAGAGTATAAGCGCTTTAATGCGAAATATACTCACCTTGTTTGGTATGAAAGGTTAGAACCCTTCTTTCCATCTGACCTCTATCTCATGGGTTGCATTTCACAATGCGACTCCGCTGAGTGGGGTATGCACAAGGTGCAATTTGTTCAGCCAAAGGACGAGTTACCCGTAAGGGTAGTTGCAGTCCCAAAGACCCTCAAGGGTCCCAGGATCATCGCGATTGAACCTGTTTGTATGCAGTATACGCAGCAGGCTCTAGCGCGTTTAATTGTTGACACGTTAGAGAGCAACCGACTAACAGCTGGTCGTATTAATTTTACTGACCAGAAGATAAATCGGGAGCTAGCGATGAGTTCGTCTCGTGACAGAAACCTTGCTACTTTGGATCTGTCATCAGCAAGTGATCGTGTTCCACGTGATCTTGCCCTCATGATGTTCGATTATTGTCCTGATTTGAGGGATGCGATCGACGCATGTCGGAGCCGAACAGCGAATGTATCAGGTGAAATAATTCCACTTGAGAAGTTCGCTTCCATGGGTTCAGCCTTATGCTTTCCGGTAGAAGCCATGTACTTCTTTAGCGTAGTACTAGTCGCTTTGTTCCGGAAGTATAACCTACCTGTAACCATGCGCAATCTTTACAAATTAACGCGTATGGTTTATGTCTACGGGGATGATATCATTGTCCCTGTAGAACAGGCC